GGCGCTTATACAGCTTTCGCATTTCCCTTAAGAAGTCGTCTGCATCTTCCCGCATCTGTTTTCTTCCGGCTGGTCTTCTCTCCTTTCTGTAGTCTAATACCAGGTGTGTATCCCCTTCCTGGAAGTTCTCATTTATCAGCCTTCTTAACTTCTTCTCTGCTGCTCTCTTATTCACTTTAATCTGTTCTTCTTTGGTAAGTGCCTTCCTCTCCCCTCTCTTTATACCCTTCTTCCCGTATCTGCTGCTATAGTACTTCATTACCTCTACAGTTCTACCCGCTTGTACTACCTCTATGATGTATGGCATATATCCTAACTCCTGTTCCTAAAGTTAATACTTTTATCAAGCCTTAAAACTGGTAAAATCCCTTGATTTTAAAGGCTTTCCAGTTGCTTTTTTGCCGGATATTTGCTATACTATCTTTGTGAGTTTAAGTACAGCTTTGTACGGCAAAGCCGCTAAGTTATTTCCCGATAACCTAGCGGCTTTTCTTTTTTGTCTATCTTCGTTTTCGGGTGTATGTGCTTACGCTTCTTTCGTTAAGTCTGCTGCTACCATTTCGTATTTTTCAATACTCAACTCGTAGCACGTTCTTACTTCTGTTTTTTCATGTTCCAGCTCTTTTGTGTACTCTCTACTTTGTAAGCGTCCCTGTACTTCGATACAGTCCCCTACTTTAAGATTCTCTGCTGCTCTTGCTGCTGTTCCGTTCCATGTGATCG